ATTAAAGTCATTTTCAACTTCACCGTGGTAATCACTAAGATCCATGTTTTTCTTTAAGAAATTCTCAGTCAGTTGTACAGGTGCAATCAAATCGTGAGTAGATTGTCCTACATCTGGACCTTCCATCAATTGAATATGAATAACCTCATCGATTTTATAAACAAAACCGATATTCTGATAAACATCTTGTAGGAAATCCCCTCTCATTACATTATCTACTAACCTCATAATACTTGATTTTTGATATAAGTTAATATAAGAAAAAAGTGGTAGAAATTAATCTACCACAGTTGTTTTTTGTTGATATACTTTTATGATTTGTCTTGCTGCTTCTTTCAGTACACAAACTCTGCTTGAAAGAGTGTTCATATCACCAAGTTCACTGAAAGTCAACCAAGGACCAATTGTCAAACGATTTGCAAGATCATCCCAATCTTTAATTGGCAATGAATTGAGGTACTTGTCCTTTTTGTAAGCTTCAAACAGCGTTTTCTCATCCCAGAATGTAAGAACTAAATCTTTTGCATTTGTGTTTTCTACATATTGAGAGTAATACTCTGAGTGGGTGCATTTCCCGTCTAAATAATCTTTTCTAGTAAACATACTGACAGATAATTATGATAAAATTGACTTAGAAAATTTCTCAAACTTTTCTGCTAACCATGCAATTAACATACAACCTAATACACATGGTACTGAAATTACCCAGAACAGAGCAAATAGAAAATAGAGTAATAATTCTGCACAGGTACCTTGTGTCATAAATGTCTTCATTTCCTCTTTATATTCAGAGTACTTTACTGAATTTGTTGAGAAGTGATAGATAACCAAATTGCTATAACTTAACGAATGATTATCTACAAGCTCATCTATTGACAATCTATATTCATCAACAAAGATTTTTAGACGGTTAAATGTACAAATACCATACAAGAACTTGACAAGTAAAATTGCTCCAGCAATAATGAAATAAATCTGAAATAATGACATATCTTTTTAAGTTTTAGTTATAGTATAACATAGTAAATTTCTAAACAAAATTAATCACAATAAATAGTATCAATTTTATTTTGTAAACCTCTTATTTCTTTTTCGTGCCATTCAATTTGTTTCTTTAATACACTTTTCTCATCTTCATAAAAATAGAAATTACAGTTGAATATTTGTCTTTCTGTAAGCGATGTAATATCTCCCCACTGTTCTGATAACAATGCAAGCAAATCAAGTTCTCTAACGATAATATAATCACCATCTACCATTATGTAACGATAAATGGACTCTTTTCCATTCAATGGATTTACGCGAAAAATTTTACTTCCTTCGTAAAATCTTTGTATATTTTCTTTTGTTACTCTTTCCATATGTTTATCCCATTCCTTTATGACCACCACTAATATTTTTTTCTGTGTAATAAATAACTTCGTAATGGAAACTACTATCCAAGTACATTATACTTACCACATTGATGAGTTCTTGTTCTTTATTTAACCAGTTCAACAAGTCATCTATATTTTTAAATACTTTGAATCTGTAGGTTTTCATAACACTTCTTTGTCTAAGTAATCTAAAATTGCTTCAATTGTTGCACTATCAAAATCAAAATGAATACCTTCTGAAACCAATCTAGGTATACCATTATGACCACCCGAAGTATATACAAAATATTTAAATGAGTGACCTAAAGAGTAATTCAGGTCAGGCATTACAACAATGTAAGTATCCATATGGCATCTTAACCACTCTACCAATTCATTGTGGTCTGGTAGTTTTGGATATTTTTTATCTTTGATTTTGTAGTATTGTACTTCTTCAAAAAAGCCAATCTTTACTAGCTTTTTTGCTGTTTCCTCTGAAAAATACATGTTTCTTCTCATATCACTTAAAAAAGTCTGTTCGTTTATTGACTAAAATTATCATTTTAACAAGACATACTATCGCTGTTATTACACAAGCTAAACCGAATATAACAATAGCTTTTGAAGCACCATTCATATCAGAACATAATAGATTAAATGTCTGTACAAAAAATGGTCCTAAAAATATTGCTAATGTGGTTAAACCGGTCATAACCAATATTTTAGCTCCTCCTTTGTTATTCATGAAATTGAGGAACCACTTTCCGAATTTACTTAGCTCTCGTTGTTTCATAATTACATCTCTACATAAATTACACCAAAATGATTATTATTCACATCTATTTGATTACGGTTCAATGCTTCTATAAATTTTTCAATAGAAGCGGTTTTGATATTTGGACATAATTGTTTAAGCTCATTTAATGCTACAAGTCCACCGCAATTAAATGTTTTTTCATTTACTTTTACTTCCCAGTAAAGTTCAGAAATATCTGTCTTTGGTGTATATACTACTATTTGTTGATAATTTCTCATTGTAATGCAGTTTTTAATATTCTAACACTTTCAAACATTGGATCGATTGCTTGTATAAACTTACAAATAAACTCTTTCAAATCTTCTTTATGTTCATACAGCTTGACAATAGCTTTCAATTCGTTAATATAAGAACCATTTCTAAAATATATTGGTTCGTACAAAAACATATTGATTGTATCTACCCAAATCTCACCAAATGTATCAAACTCAATCTTTACAGTAGATTTTTTATCATCAATGATTGTGAAAAATGCTTCGTTAAACTCTTCTACCTCCCATTTCTTGCCCAAAATTCGTTTGATGTAGCGCTTCTCAAAATCATCTGAATAAAGCTTAAACATTTCTTGTATCAATTTTTCATGACATTCTATTGATTTATTTATGCTTTCGTTTGTCATACCTTGAAGTTTTGGATATTTTTCAACTAATTCTTGATTCATAATATTTATTCATCTAAACCTAATTTAATAAGAACAGGTATCATACTAGCTTTAATAAAAGCATAATAGTTTGGATCTGTTTCTGTTTCAATATAGCACAATTCATGATAAGCATTTCTTGGACATGCAAATTTTGTATATTGAGAGCTTTCCCAATCAATTACTACTGCTTCCCAATCAATATCTAAAATGTTAGTGTATTGAATATGGTGGTTATTGTGAGCACGATGCCATGTTTGTACTTTTTTATAATCTCTCCAAAATAACAACAACCAAGGTTTCTCAATATCATGAAAAAGATATTTGAACTTCCAACAACCAAGATGAAATGCTGTAAGATTAAATGCCTTCCAGTGATAGTACCAATAAGTAAATGAACCACGTTGTTCTTTACTAAATTTCTTAAAATGATATATCGTTGATAAGTCTATCATACATTATACAGTGTTACTAATGGTTCTATTTTGAAATCTTCTGGCTTACACAAATACCTCCACAAACAAATTTGTCCTTTTTTGTTACGGCTTATTACTTCTCCACACTGCTCAAATGCATCTTTATATTTTTCAATAACTTTTTTATCTGTTATTTGAAGATAAATTTTTGTATGTGCACATTGCGTAATAATATTGTTTTCTCCTCTATAGATTTTACCATTAGTTTCAGAAAGACCACGGCGTTTATAATACATTCCAGTTGGAATATGTTTTACACGATAAATTGTCAAATTATTTTGTTCCATATTTTTTATTATAAAAGTTCAAGTTCCCAAAAGTTAATAAGTGTAACAGGAAAAAATCTTCCGTTAGTTCTATCGTTTATTTTTTTAGATAGCTTTTCTTGGAGTAATATAGGAATTTGTCTTTCACAATTCTCCGGTACATCTATCAAAACTCTGGCATTTTCAAAAACCTTTTCTCCAGTATAACTGTCATGTACATAACTTACATAAAATTTTCGTTTCATAATTACATATCGAATTTATCTCTTAAAAATACATAAAAATTATCTATAATACATTCAAGTACATCTCCATTTTCTCTAAACAAATCACTTTTTAAAAACACCAAATCGTAACTGTCGAATAACGTATTAAGATTATGAGTTTGTGATAAATATGATTCTGTGTTATCAGCAAATTGGTAATAGAGTGTATTAAAATCGTCTTTACCAGTTTTCTGTACTATCAGATCATAAATCTTTTGAAAATCTATGTTAAGTTCTCCATATAGAACTTTCTTAAATGTGAATTTCATATTTATTGTTCTTTTGGTAATTCGATAATAGGATATAACTTTAATTTGTTTTCTAAGGAATCATAAGAAGGAAATTCTTCATAGTATTTTCCACGTTTTACAATATTTTCATAAGCGTATTTTACCCAAATTTCTCCTGATAAATTTCGTTTTATTTCTATTATTTTAATAGACGATAAATCTTCAGTCTCAAATGGATTACCACTTTTATTTTCTTTTCGTAGTATTGTACCTGGAATTACTGAGTTTAGTTTTACTTCTTTCTCTTCAAGCTTAGCTTTTTGTAGAAGATTTTCTTTAATACTTTCTCTGATGCCTTTTACGACAACAACTGTTACAAATGTTATTACAAAAATAAGGGCTAAAATAGGAACTATCATGACCAATATAGACAATTTTTATATTTATTACCACGTCGTTTTTCAATTTCTTTATCAATTTTCAGTATAACTAATACACTAAAAGTTACAAAACCGACAATTGCTAAAAATAAACCAAGTTTTATGAGTTCTGTTTCCAACATATCTTTTGAATTTTAATTACATTTCAATTTCTGTTATTGACGAAATATCTGTATATCCCATGCCATTATAATACACTTCTACACTTTCTCCATCAAAAACATCTGTATGATTTTTTACTCGTTTTCTAAAATCTCGTAAATAATTGCGTGCTTTAACTTCTTGGTCAAATACTTTATTCTTTCGGAAGAAAAAACTTATGTTACCATATTCATCTTCTGTGTTATAAACAAATATCTCAACTAACCAGATTTTCATATTACTCATAAAATTTTAGTTACAATATAACATAGAAAAAACCACTGAAAAATTAATCTCAGTGGTTCAAAAAGTTATTACTAATCAATTATTAAGGTTGTACATCTTCATCCTCAATTCTTACTCCGAGCACTTCACTGAGTTTTTCCTCAACGTTTGCTGCACTTTGAGTAAGAGCTTGAATGTGATTTTGAAGGTCTTCTTCTTGTGAGATGATTTCACGCATAACCTCTTGGATTGAAAGTGCTTCTTTCAAAAGTGCTCGCTTCATCTTCAAAATTGCACGAAGCTTAGCAATACGCTTACCTTTCTCCAAATCAAAGACATCTCCTTCTTCAAAATTTGTCTTTGCTACACCAGTGTAATACTCACCGTGTGCCTTTACTGTGTACTTTACAATACCTTTTTCTTCGTTAACCTTGTAACGATTTGTCAAATCTACTACCATAGTTTTTTAATCTTTACTAAATTCTTTAATACGACGTTTCAAATCACGAATGTGTGCCATTTGTGCCTTTTCCTCTTCCTTTGCATTTTGCAATGAACGCATGTAGTGAGGAGAAGCAACACCATGGTAACGCATATTCATTTCCATTGCTTCTTTGATTGTTTCAACAAACTCACGTGTTAAACACAAATCAAATTGGCGTTGTTTAACGGTTGCTCGCATTTGAGCAAGTACTTTACCTGCTTCAACATCGAATGTGTCAGACTCAAGACATTTTGCTACACCAAAGAAGCGCTTACCATGTGCAATAACTACACATACTACTGAACGTTTTTCCTCGTTTACTTTGAACTCAATTGTTCCTTTAAGTTTTTGTTTCATAGATAAAAATTGTTTATAAAGTTAGTTAATTTGCATCAAAATGATACATTCTGTTATAATTGTTACAAAAGTTGCTAAGAAAGCTACCATTTCCCACCAATAAGTAGCTGCTGTTTTATGTGTTTTTGAGATAAATGCTGCAGCCCAACATATAATTAAGCTTAATGGTACAATAATCCATGCAATTTGATAACAAACTACACAGCACCAAAGCAATGCGAATACCGCTGCACAAGCTGCACTTACCATATGAACTTTGTTTTCTAGTTTACAATCCCTAAACGCTGGAGCTGCACCGACAAATGCAATAGACGCTGCGGCAAAGAATGGTAATACAGTTAGATAGTGTGACCAAGGTGTAATAACCTCAGTGATCTCTAACCAACCAGGCATCAAACAAAAAGCCATTGCAAACATCATACCAGTGAAGATATATCCAAGATTTTTCTTGACTCCATTCCAAAGATAGAATGATGCACTAAGTGATGATGGCACTCCAAATTTTCCAATTACTACACTATTGTAAACTATAAAAATTAGAATACCAACTAGTGTTAAAATTAAACAACTTAAAATACTCATATATTATTTTTTATTTCATACTAAACTTTGTTCCTGTCTTTATACAAATCTTTCGTATTTGTTCTTCGTATTTCTTGAATTTAGGAACAAATACAACATGATTTTTTACAGGGTGGTTATTAAAGAAATTTATTAAGAACTCTTCATCAGTTTTACAAATCTCTTCAACTATTTCATTAGATTTTTTTACTATTTCTTTTGGTTCAAAATTGAAGTGCAGTAAATAATCCTCTGAATACAAACAAATATTTCTCAAGTTATTTCCATATGGAACTAGTTCACAATCTAATCGTTTTTCACATAGATTAACTATATACAACGCAATTTTATACTTGTAGAACAAAGGATTTAACATTGGTAGTGTACCATTTGTGTGAATAGTAATTACCATATCCTTTCTCCAAATATCATTTAAGAACTTTTCTAATCCAGCCTTATACAGCAAAGGTTCTCCTCCACATACAACAATGTGATTAATGTTTTTATGTGCATTTATAAATTTTTTTGCTTCAGAGATAGGTATTGTATTCTCTTTTTCATCAATAAATTTACAATGTGTAGTTGTGTCTGTTTTATCTTCAAAACATTTCAAATTGCACCCATGAACTTGTAAGAAGATAGAAGGAGTGTTGTAAAATCTGGAATTTTTTTGAAATCCAACAGATAGTTTAGAAAATCTTAAGTTATTCATTTATATATAGTTATGTATTTTTACAAGAGATCTCTAAGTATTGATGAAAGCTCTTTATCATTTTTGATGAAGTCAATAATCTTTTTTGTTCTCTTTGTTACAAGACAGCCTGAAATACCAAGACGTTCTGCAATATCTTTTCCCTTCTCAACTTCATGTCCATCTAACCCATAAATAGAGCAGAAAATATCAACATACTCTTCATCAAAATTAGCCTTAACCTTATCAAGCATTACTTTCCAAGGATTATCAAAAACAACATCATCTTCAAAGCCAAGACTTAACAAGTGGTCTTCATTTTCAAAGTTTTTCTCTAAAGAAATTGAAGTAGGAATGTTTTCTCCTTTTTCAGCCATTTTCTTTCGGTTATACAATGAAACTGCAATTGTTTGTCCAGATGAGTTAATACCATTCATAATTGCGTTCTTAATACCAAACGCAGCATATGAGGTAAATGACATATCTGATTTTGTCGGATCATATTTATTCATTGCTAAAACAAACCCTTCCCAAGCAAAACCTTCTATCTCATCATACTCCAATGGTGATGAGTTCAAAAACTGATTACTAATCTTTTTTACAAGTGGCAAATATTTCTTGGCCAATTCATTACGTTCAAATTCTGTATGCATAGGTACACTATAATTTTATAATTATACATTGTAATATAACAAAAAAAGTAAAATAATTAACTCAAAAATGATATTATTACATAAAAAATAGGTATAAAATGTTATCATTATCTCCAAGATTGGATTTATTTGTATTCAAATTTCCAAAGGATTTCTTACCTAAAGAAATTGAAGAAAAATATAATAAAATATTAAATAAAGAAAAATCTGTCATAAGAACTGCAATAGATTACTTAAATGAATCAATACAAGGAGTTAGTTTTCCTGGTATTGCAGATTTATTAACAGAGCAAACACAACACTCTCCAGAACATCCAGAAAATAAAAATAAACAAGAAGGTTTATCTGCAAAAAGAATTAGTATTGAACCTTCTAGAAATAATGTTTCATATTCTCCTAAAAACATACTTTCACAAATAGGTGGTGAATTTACAGTTACACTAAGAAAAAATCAAGGATTGTATAATTACTTTATGATGTATGAAACAATATTTTATAAAGCATTGAAAGAATATGCTAATGTTACAAAACAAGATGATTTTTTTGAGATTGACATTTTAGATTCAACTGGTAGAGTTATTGGTAGAGTTAAATTATTCCAACCTCGTATAGATGGAATTGATGGTTTGGAATTTAGTTATAACAAACTTGAAAGACAAGTTGAAACATTTGACTTGAAATTTAGATTTAACAACATAGATTTTGATATTTTATAAATAAGTTCATAAATACACATACAAAAAGCGAGCCGAACAGCTCGCTTTTGTTTTTTTGTGCCAATTTGTCATATCTTATGCCAATTCAAGAACTGGTTTAAGAATACAACTTTTAAGACAACCATTTTCAATCTTGTATGGTTCTTGGTGTACCATATTTCCTGTTGATGGATCATATTCAAGCATTTGTTCGAAGTCTGTAATACGAACAGATATTTCGTCACCTGCTTTGAACTCTACCAAACGTTCAGGTTCCATGTTAATCATTCCGGTGATATTGAACAATGGAAGCTCAACAAACACACCACATTTCTTAGAACTGTTGATTACACCTGTAACAGTACCAATAAATGATGACTTAGTAAATGATTTCCACTTCTTGCCTTGTGTACAATAATCTCCATAAAGCTCAATCTTAGTAAGATTACCTGAGAAATTAAGCAATGCCTTACGAGAGCAAATCAAGCTCATTTGGTTAACTGAATCTGGACGAGTTGTGTAACCTGCTACGAATGTATCAACTGTAGCGCCATTCCAACGATTAAAATCGCTTTCAATGTTAAGCACAATTTGTGAACCTGGGATAAATGCATCAACATAGTATGGTTCTCCAATGAATTCTGAAATTGCTTGGATTTCAGCCTTTCCAACAAATCCACCATTACCAAGACGTAAATTACTTACTGAAACAACTTTTGGCGCTTTCACATTGTATTGAATTGTTTTGTCCTCCATAATAGAGTTAATCCAATTCTCAAACAATGGTTGCAGTACATCAATTGTGATAGTTTGGCGAAGCTTGTCAATAGCAACTACCTTAACATCAATTTCACGGTCAGTCATCTCCATATTTGTGTAACGCTTCAAGTTGTTACGACAGATAACTTGCTCCTTAGCAGATAAACCATGTACAGATACATAATCACCGTGCTTTGTAATACGTGCTTTGTAAATACCATTTACTACTGGTGTTACTGGAAGTTGTGGAATGTTGATTGTTTCCTCTTTAATACCACACATTGCTTCTGAGATTGGCACATTTGCATAACGTTTGCTATATGCACGAATACGCTCTTTCTCAGTCTTAAATTCAGGCCACTCAATCTCCATTGATGATTGAAGGTTTTTAGTTTGTGGAATAGACCAAAAAGACACGTGTTCAAATCTTGGTTTTTGGTACTCTTCCTCATGTTGTTTTTGTTTTCTGTTATCTTTCTTCATTTAATAAAGAATTAAAAAGTTAATATTAAAGTTTTCTTGGATGCTCAGCGTACCAAGCTTCCATTATAGAACGTTTTGTTACTTCTGAGAATTTTTCAAATATCCAATTGATATAATTTTTGTCTGTTTTGCACACATCGTTTGTTAGTTTACCTTTGTATTTACCAGTAGCAAATACAAGTTTACCATCAGCATTCAACTTAACAAATCCTTCTGGTGAAAACAACTTAAACTCAGGATCTTCTATACCATCTTCAATTTCATTTTGATGTTTGAAAATTTGTACTAACGCGCGTACGTCTGCAAGTGCATCGTGTGCATCTTCAAGCTCAAGTCCTGTGTAACGCTTATACACATCAGCTAACTTCATAGAATTACGCTTTCTTTCAATTGTATAAGAGTCGTAGAATTTACGATTAGCAAAATCGAAAGAAAGTCCATAACGTAATAAATTGTAGTGAAGCATAGGAACATCGAAATGATTACCATTGTAGCTTAGCATATCATCTGTGCCAATAAACTCAACCGCTTGTTCCCAGATGTCAGAGAGAAATACACCATTCTCAAGAATAAACTCTTTAGTCAAACCAGTTTTTTCTTGTGCTTCTGGCGCAATTGTGAAATCGTACTTTGGTTTAATATACCATGATAATGAATCAAGTTCTTCGAATGTTTCGCTATCGAACCTGATTAAACCCAATTGTAAAATGTGGTCATTTTGAGTATCTAACCCTGTTGTTTCAAGGTCAAATCCCACTATAGTTTTTGTCATTCGTTAATGATTTTAAAGGTTATACTTTTAATTGTTTCAATTGTCTGTGTATCGTGCAAATCACCACTAAGGTTAATTTCAAAGTCAAAACGATTATCAGATTCAAGCTCTTCTGAAATATCAGTATTTTCTTTTGTGTTACTGTATCTGTTGACTTTTACTATTATTCCTTCGTTATTCTTAATATATGAAATTTCTGTTGGAAATTTACAGTCAGTGAAGATTTTATATATAGTATTTCCACGACCTGTATAAAATCTTTCTGTTTCCCATTTGCAGTTCTCTAATGATTTTACCCAAATACTTTGGCCAAAATATCCTTGCATAACATACTTACTGTAGTATGTGATGAGCTCACGAAGTGTTATATATACATGGTCTTTATTGAGGTTAACATGACCTGTATCAACAAACTCTTTTAATTGTTTTGCTGACCAAGGATGAACTTCACTTTCTAGACAACTTAAGTCAAATTTATCCTTAGCTTGTATATATGAAAAATCATAAAGGTCTATAATAACTGAATCTTTTTTCCAGTCATTATATGCCCAATCAGAAGGGATACCTACAATTTGTGCTAATGTTATTTTTGGAGTATCAGAAAAAGCTTCAAAGAATACACTTCTGAAGCTTGTTTCATCAATAATATCTTCATTCTCAATAACATTACTAACTGATTGATTATAAACTTCATCGAAACCTACCCAAGATTTATTTCTTAGGTAGAAATCGATGGCAACTCCTAGTAAATAACTTATTGTGTTTTTACCTGCACCTCTATGTCCTCGTATTCCTATATATTTAAACATAACATGAATATTGTTAATACAATATATAAAATAATCATTATAAATTAACTATTTATACTAATTTATGAAGTGATTCAAATACACTATCAACATCAATTGTATCTCTGTATTTTTTAGAATTCTCAATCATTTGTTCTAAAGTGCTATTTACAATTTGACTAATACGAGCAACAGAAAGGTCTTCTTGAATAGCAATTTCGTTAGGTTGTAATGGTCTAATCATACCAATACCAAATTTCTTTAATAAAATTCTTCTATCTCTTGATTTTACTCCAGTAAGAAGTTTATTCAATCCTCTTTTGAATATCTTATAATTTTCTTCATTTTCAAGTGAGTCTTTATCAATTGTTTCGTCTTCAATAGAGAGTGTGTCTGCAAATGTTTTTGAGTTATCATCTGAAGCAATTGGTGCATCTATATTTAATATAACCTCTCTTTTATATGAACCAGATTCTGTTTTGTCTTTATCAATTTCTGATTTAGGTTTCTTTACAATACGACTATTATTATTTATCTCTTGGATGATATAAGCTTTAATCCATTTACAAGCAACAGAATTAAACTTCGCATTATTGATATTCTTATCTACCCATTTTATAATTTCTTGTGTTGTATATGTGTGATTTTCTTTAAATCTTGTGTTAAACAATTTCTTTATAGACTCACCATATTTGAGAAATTGGTTTATAACAGTTTGTAATTCATCATATGTTAGCTCATCTTTATTTAAATCACTTATTGCTGTTTTTACATTTTCTTTCAAACATGCACGTTTTGGATCATATTTTTCAAAAGCAACACACAATCCTTCATTACCAATACTTATAAGGTCTTGAAAATCAATACCTAAACCTTGATAACATTTTGCAATAGCTATTACACTTTTCAAGTTCATACTGATTATTTTCTCACGATTTTCTTCACAGAATGGTATATCGTATTCATTATTGTTTCGTGTATAAATAGTATTTATTTCATTGAAGTACTTTTGTAATGTGCTATCATTTGAGATCATTGAGTCTTCTCCTGAACCTAAATCAGAAAGCACTTTTAGTAATGGAGTTTTTGTACTTATTGCATTATTTACACAATTACTAAGTACAGAGCAAAAACCTACTTTCAATTTGTTTGCTATTGCTCTTGTTAAATCTTCAATTTCTTGTATTGGTAAAGACCATAAATCTTCACCAAACACTTGTTCATATTGTTCTACTAGTTCTTCATTTTTATCAACGAAGTCTACAAATGTTACCTTCTTTTTACCCATTGTCAATAACTGTTTTATTTATTTGTACGTGCTCAAGGAATTCTGCTAGCACATATACATTTTGATTTTTATATATTTCTGATTCTTTTTCTTCACGAGTTTTCCACATAAGTTCTATCTTTTTCAATTTAACTTGTCCTTTGCTTTTCTTAATAGGTGTTACATTGATAAGACAGTTAAATAAAGTCATAAAACTCTTTTTCACTTGTTCAGCAACTATTTCAGAAAGATAAATTGCTGTCTTTATATCTTGAGTTTCAGCCTTCATATATTCAAATGCAAACTTATTTACAAATTTATCTATTTCTAAACGTTTACATTGTTCTTGTTCAGCAAATTCATATGTCTTTTCCATAAAGCGTTGTATTGGCATATCCAAACGTTTTGCTTTATTATTATACACCATGTTAATAAGTGTACGCATACGCTCAATTGCAGCATAATTAAATGTACCATTTGTGTTACGACAGAAGTTGAAAATCTCACGTATATCAGTTGGTTCATACAACTTAGACATAGATACAAACATTGGCACTACTTTATCAAATACTTCCATGTCTTTCACGTAGATTTTCTTATTGATAATATCATCTTCCCATTTATCAGATTTGATAAGTTCATATCTACCTCCAACTACATCACGATATAATGTTAATCGGTCTTCTGTAATCAAATCCATGAGCTCTTCTGCGTGTAATGTTTGAAGTGCTTTTGTTGATGCTTGTGCCTCCTCTGTTGCTGATTTTATACCGAGCATTTCTTCTCTTGTTGCACGATATATACCAATATCCTCAGACGAATACAAATATCCATAAGATTTCATACCTCTTGTAAGCACTGGTAATTGTTGTACATACTCACGATATTTACGTTCAAAATAAATTGTCTTATATGCAATATCATTTACATAGTACTTATTCTCCAATCCATTATACTCAATAAACTTATTTTGTAATATAAAGCTGGAAATCAATGAGTTATACTTGAATTCTACTGGGTTACGAGCAAGCATACCATTACACAAGTCAATAACTGACTTATAAAATTTCTTTTCCTCATCAGAGTACTTCATATTCAATGGTTTAAAGCTTGTAATACCAAGAGAATTACCATCTGCATCGCACTTATTTAAGAATAGATAAATAAACAAGTCATGTGAACGAAGTCGGTTAGCAAACTGTTCTATTTCTTGTGGCATCCAAAGCTCATTGAAATATATATTGAAGTCATATCTATCAAGAATGTCTACACCCACAGAAAGGTATGTTGAACACAAAAGTACAGTGGTCTTCTTAATTGTCTTTTCAACATTTACATCATCCATGAACTTTTCACCGACATTAGACTTCTTGTAATAGTTTACAATGATTTTCTTTGTATAACCATATTTTGTTTCAAGCACTGATACAAGTTGTGCTTCAAGTTTTGCTTTATATAGTGTTCCTTTGTTTGTTGGAAATAATATACGTTTACCTTTTACAATATCTCGTGCCATTCTATCTACCATATGATTGAAGTTATCATCTGGTCTGTCAGTTAGTACTACATGAAATTCCTTTTTACGAGTTTCTTCTTTAATAACCTTCAAATGCACAATATCATCAAAGAACACTGTTTCACCAACTGGTGTACCTGACATCATAATAATTGGCACTTGAGTGTTACGGATCATTTCAATAACTTTTGGCATTACTGAACGATATTCTGATTGGAATAAAAGGTGGGACTCATCAAGGAATATGTAATCAAATCCTGACTCTTTTAACTCCATCAAATTCATATGACTAAACTTATCAACAGTAAGTGCTATTGAATCTCCTGTGTCTAATCGTACTTTCTTATTTCCATATGCGAACTGCCATTTATCAACATTTTCTACTTTTGACTTAATTGTTGAGGTAAATGGCATAACCATCATTACTCGTTTTCCATCACGAACTAGAGATTTAACCATCTCTGTCTTACCAACACCTGCTCCAGCTTCGATGAGTGTAATCATACCACAATCCTTAAGCAATTGCCATTTGATATTGCCTAAGTATTCATTTGCTTTAATGTGATACTCATAAGTGTTGGGTGACTCTCGAAGCAATGTGGGGTTTTCGATATTGTCTATCGTCTCACACAAGTCTTGTACGTTTGTTTCCTCTTGTGAGATATTTAATTTAATCTTAAATCCATGTTGTGTATTTAGACGGTTAACCGCCCAGACATCAATTGGTTTGTTATGTCGTGATGCAGTGATACAGTCAGATTGTAACTCTTTCGCTTTTACACCAGAACATATCATACGAAGATATATATAGCCTTTTTCTTGACCATATAACTTAACCAATGTATTTGCCAAACGCCAACGTTCAAAGTGTTTGTAGTGCACTGGTGAGTGTGTGTTTACTTCAAGATCTGGTGCATCTTTTACCTCAACATCAACTTCGTTATCATCAGATGCTTCAAACCACTCCCAACGCTTAAACACTTCCTTCAAGTCAGGATAAGTTACCCAGTCAACTTCAGGGTGACCCATGTCTTCAACATTGTCGAAGTTCATATACAAGAAGTCCTCGAAAAAGTGAGTTGAGAACATTGCATTTGGATCATATCCAATAAATGCACCTTGTTGTGGCTTAAACATTGCAAGGTCCATCCATTTTAACAGTTGTTCTTTAGTAAAACCAATCTCTTCTGCAGCATTTATACATATCAGGTATACAAATGAATATTTATGACGGAAGTTTGTAAGATATGCAATCTTTTTTGTTCTATCATCTTTACGTTCATTCTCTGATACTTGTATTTTTGTATATACGTGAAGTCCTTTACCAGAACTTGATAAAGCAATACCTACAAACCAGTTATATTTTTTCAAACGTTCAAACAAAACTACTTTCAATTTCTTGGCAATTGTTTCGTCTTTAATATCCATGTCTATTACTTGGAAACCATTCCATAAATCAAAAGCAGTCTTACCAATGGGACGTTCACCATTTGATGTTGAGTATATTACTTTACGATTTATCTTTGTAACATTCTTATTCTTTTCATCTATAAGAGTTTTTAACAAATCAAGTAAAGTACACACATGTCCATCTTTTGTTGCTTTAATACTATCAAAAATTGACACATTACACTCAACCAAACGCTTTACATATTGTTTTTTCTCATCTGGTTGTAATTCAAGAGCATTATCTGAGCTAAACACTTCATTTACAAAGTGTTGTTTCCATGTCAATTCGACTGGAACGTGTTTAGCACGATACGCTTCAAGTGCTTTTTCAAGTGATATATTTTTGCTTTTACTATCCATTTTCTACATTTAAAGAGTATATAAATATAAGAAATTTTGAGTATTTATTTACATTATACCTAGTTTTGTATTATTTTTATTAAACTGAATAAAAGTATAGATATGACAAACGAAAAAAATTCAATAAAAACAATTTTAGAAGGTCGTGGTGTTATTAGTAATGGTGTATTTGATGAGTTACGTTTTAGAAAACTTGTTACTGAACCATGGTTATATTCAAAAACGATTAAATATGGTTTTGATAAAATGAACGAAACAGTTGACCAAGAAGTTCTTGATACTGTTAATGATAGTTTCAAACCTATTGTTCTTACAAATGAAATGATTGACACTCCTGTAAAAGAAAGTGAATTCATTGAGACTGAGAATGAAGAACCAGTAGTTGAAATTCAAGAACCAATTACAGTAGTTGAAGAACCTGTAGCAGAAGAAGTTGTTGAAACATCTACTGAATCTGTTTTATTGGAAGAAGATTTGAAAGAAGAAAATGAAGTTCCTACTGAAGAACCAGTAGTTGATGAATGCCCATTATACGAAGAATCTCCAGTAGTTGTAGAAGAACCAACAGTTGAAGCTGTAGAAGAAGTAGTTGAAACTACTAAAAAGAAAACCTCTAAAAAGAAATAATGAAAAATTTATCTGAATATATTAAAGAAGAGATTGCTGTTTCAATAGGTACTGAGGTTGCTAATTCAACATATGCAACACCAGGTAATACTACTGGAATGGGAAATCCAAAACCTCCAACACCAGAAGAACCTGGTTCTGGAGATTTGCTTGGTAAAACTAGAAAAGATAAACATAAAAAGAAGAAGGTTTAGGCCTTCTTCTTTCTTTGTTTTTTAATAAGCTTATTGTTCAAAATACATTCAAGTGCATCTATAATCAATAACTCATATCGTTCTTCTTTTATATCATCACTGTCATTTGTGATTATTATCTGATTTGAAGGACGAACGCACTTACAATCATTTCCTTTAATTCGGAACTTTATATATGCATCTTTTAATCCTACTACCATTTCTGCTTCTTCATCTAAGAAGTTATCTGAAACTAAATTCCAAAGCTCAAAAGGTGTACTTTTTCTTGGAAATTCAGTAGGAATTAAAGCAGAGTATTTCTTATATAACTCACTTGATATATACTTAGCCATAATTATGCTTGTTCAATTTGTGAAGTCTCAACAATCCAACCGTTACCAATTTCGTTGTATGCTTCTTGTGCAAGTTGTAGACTATTATAAGAACCGTAATACCACCAACCTTCATTTGTATCACGACAATCACGAATTACGGTGTACTTGTAATCTTTCCAATTACCTTCCAAATTATTTACTTTATACATAAACTATTATATTTATAGGTTAATACTTAAAAGTGTACATACGCATGGTATACAAATGTACCATTATGTATAAAAATTGAGTTGATATATTGATAACAACCAGAAAAATCCCAACCTGTTCCAAAAAGACGAATACTTACTTTTTCTGTTGGTACTTTATCTGTTTCCAATTCTATCCAAACACACACATCAGTATTTTGGATTTCACAGCGAAGTACTTTTGAATTTTCTGGTACATCAATTGTTTCTCCACTTTTATAACCTGCAACCAATTCAGGTACTGTGCAAATTTTGTATTTATAAATAGTTCTCATATTATTTGTTTTTATATTCTCCGTTATGCCAAGTTATATAATCTTTTGCTTCAAATAGCAATGAATCTAAATCTTCACCAAAATATGATTTAACACATCTTGGAATCAAACCAAATATAAGCCAACGATAAACACATACAGTGTAATGAGGTTTACCATCAATATATTCTATATCAACTACATCTATTGAATATTTCTTTTTCATATTATTTAATCATTTTCTGGTTCTGGGTAATACAATGATGTTGTGATTTTTCCTGTTTGCTCTAACTCATCTGCTTGTTTAGCAAGAAGAATAGACATAATCTTAAGACGCTCTACTGAGTCTCGCATATGTTTAATGTGGTCAGCACGACTGTCAGTATCATCCAAGTCAATAATATCACCAGTCATACCATATGAATATACTCGGTTTTGTCTTGGTTGATATATATCGGGGAATGCAACATTGATAGTAGGAGACTCATCATCATTGTCATTCTCATCGTACTCTTCTGAAGGAAATTGATGAACGATAATGTTCATTTCACCATTTCTGTAGGTTAAATTCTCTAATTTAACACCAAGTGCTTGTAGTTCTTCTGCTTTCATTTCTTTGTAATCCAATTTGTTAGTGAACCATTTTCTATATTTTTCTTTTGTTGAGCAAAATAGATTTTTTGAGACTCAGTCATGTTTTCGTACCAAGCTTCAAAATATTGTTGATACTTAGCAATGTTATCTCTTTTCCATCTTGCGCGTAACCATTCTTTTAATTCTTGTTCCATAAAATCAATTTTAAGTATGTTTATTTGACGTTTAAGCGACTTTATTTAGTTTTTAATATAAATCATTAGAACAACAATAAAAGTGTCTTAAATCGCCATTTTTGAAAAATCGTATTTCAAAGTAAATGTTTTTGGTGTTTTTGGTTTTACCTCAGAGATAATAGTTGGAATGATTTTCTTCTTAAACTCTTCATCTGTGTAAGTGTAACCATGTACAACTTTTATTGATTTTCTTTTATCGTTGTAATATTCACCTGATACTCTGTAGTATTTTACGTTATAAATTTCTGATTTTGTGGTGAACCAAGTTCTAAAGTATTCAATAGATTTTGCAGTACAAATCGCAACCATGTTTTTTCCAGGATGACGTTTATCGTTGTAAGTCATTATAAGACCTTTGAAGCACTTATTCTCATCCTTAATAGATACTGAGTTCTCAATGCTTGTACAGCGAGCAATAGAATACTTATGGTTTGTTTTGTGGTTAATAAGTGTAGCCTTCAACTTGAAAGTTCTTCCGTGTGCATCACGATAACCGTGTACCCATTGCCAAGCGTGAATCATTTCGTGGATAATAACCTTCTCAATTTCAAAATCTGTAAGGTGATATGCAGTAGACATTCTCAAAATACAGGTTCCACCATTCTTATAAGTTCCGTTCCAACTAAACTGACCCAAGAACTTTTTAACGAACTTAAATTGTATATCGTTTGGTAATGGCAACTCGTTATTGAAGTAAAGTTGATTGAAATTGTTGTAGATTGAGATGATTTGCTCAGTTGTCATATTGTATAAAATTATTAGTTACAATATAACATAGAAAAAATGGGATAGAAATTAATCTATCCCGAGTATATATGCTTGTTTTTTCAACAATTGATACGTATTTTCTATATCTGTTGTTTGTTGTATTTTTTCTATTTTCGATGATAATTTTTGTTCATAGTCCGGTGCACTTGCATACCGATTTCCACAATAATTGACATATTTTTTAAGCATGTCATATTCTGTCTTATTCTCAACAAGATATTCTCGTTTTAACAACTCAATATATGGCTCTACACTATCATCTGGGTGTTTATATTTACCATTCTTATTTATTTCGTGTAGTTCTTTACCATCGAATGCATAAACATTAAATACAGAGTTTGTTTTTCGTGCTAAACCTTTTGTGCCAAAATGAGATTCAATTTCACCTTGAGCGAGTACAAAACAAATATCTATGTCGTAATCTATACATTTATTTACGACAACCAAACCATCAAGAGCAGATGTTGGTGCGCTTTGTTGAATGTATGAATTTACTTGTTCAACTAATACAGACTTAATACTATCATAAGTAAGCTGGTTCATCTCAGTGTAAATTTCATAGCGTGTGTAAGAATGATATTTGTCTTTCTCTATTGCTCTATCAATTGCAGCACTAAATATACAAGAACAAATTGCAAAAACAATTATAAACACTAGGAAACAAACAATTCCTGTGTGATTTTTTATAAAATTTTTCATATCAATATAAATTAAGATAATATTCTAAAACAATTACAACCAATAAAGTTTCCAACAACTATACTAGAGTAATAAATAAGTATTTCCTTAAATGGAATAAGTGATGTGTGGGTTTCACATATGTATATTAGATTATAAAAAGCATCAGCAACACAGTGAGGAAATCCACAAAGGATAAATGTTGGTACTGCGAAAAGTAATGGTAACCAATCACTTAAGTCTGAATTTCTACGAGAAAAACAAGCTGCAAAACTCATAAGTATACCACAACATATTGAAAGCATTCCACAATTGAACCATCCTAAAGATAAACGACTTTCTACAATTTGTGCTGAAGCATTATATAACTCATAAGGTGATAATTGTGTAAGTAGTGCTATTGCTGCACAACCAACTAAATTACCAAATAAGCAAACAAAAAGCAACCATACCTCTTCCCATTCGTATATAAAACCAGCACTGCCTGTGAATAGAAATAGGTTATATTTGATAACCCCAATAAGTCCTACACAGAATAAAAACATTCCAAGAACTGGATTAACCAAATAACCCCAACCAGCAATACCGATAAACATACCGGCAAATACACTTTTTCTTAATACATTTAAAAAATCCATAATATCAATATTGTTTACGACCGTGTTTCCATTCATCTTTCCACTCTATCCTGTAAGTTTTCTCACAAGATATTGTATCACCATTATCTGTAACGCCATAAGTGGTGTACAAAACTTGTTGAGCTTTACCGTCATGCACATCATTCATATCTGCACTTGGTCTAAAACATCCAACTGATATTAATAATGGTATCAAACTACAGAAAAATAGGATGAGAAAACTTTCATCAATTGAAAATGCTAGAATTATTCCAACAATCATCATTATTGAGCCAAGTGTGGCTAAAGCTATTCCTAAATAAAACATAATGCCTTAAAAATTATTTACGTGAGTAATATACTGATTTAATCTCTTTTCTGCTTCTTCAATCAATGACTTTCGAAGAATAACTGAATGCTTTGCTTTTAATATCTCATTTGAAATCTCATCAGAAAGTCTTTTAAGTTTTTCCATATTGGAAATATTCTCTTCAGCCATTCTGATACTTTCTTTATAATGTTTAATTTTGATGTTCGTTAATTCTGTCTCTTTTTCGATGAAGTATTTCTTAATTTCTTCATCAGTGTATTTGAGCATTTTGATTGGAATTACCTCAATCAAATCAATGAACTGAGTTTGTTTGTTATGCTCAATTCTAAGCTCAATCACATGGTCTTCAATGGAAGTACTATCAAAATAAGACAAATCTTTATCAAAACCAATATGACAAATATGGTCTAATTTCTTATTGAACTTCTTGTAAAGCTCGATAAATTGTGTGTATTCTTCTTGACTCATAATATTTTATAACTACTGATTGTATAACAACTAATAATTATTGTTGTTTTTCAATGTGAATATTAAGGTTTGTTGTATTTTGAAGTAATTTGTGTGCATCTTCTAATGATTTGGCAAATTGTTTTGCATCATCATAACTAAAGAATGCTTTTGCAACTCGTTTTGTATCACCGGAATATTCTCCATGACGAGAACTCCACGACACAAGGTAAACTTCTGCACCTTCTACTTCACGAACTAATTGTAGCTTGAACAGCTTTTCTAATTTTGACTTGTAACTCATATTATTATAAAATTAAATAAAATATAA